GAAAAAATGGACTTAGTGGAATACAAGTCTCATGGAAATGATGTACCTGTTAAAGACTATTTACTCAGAAGAGGATTTGGTTCTTGGAACAGAGTTCTATCTGCCATGAAGAAAAGACATCCTGTCCAAGTAGCAGTAGTTGAAGAGGTAAAGGAAGTTAAAAAACCAGCACCTAAGAAAGCTGTGAAAAAGGAAGTTAAAGATGTCAAGTAACAAAATTTATCACTGGACGAGTACTTTTAAAACTTTAGGCGAAACTGACGATGGCGGAATAAACATCAAAGGTTCTGCAAGTACAAATGCACTAGATAGAGCTGGCGATATTATCGAAACAGAAGCATGGACAAAAGGCGGATTAGAAAACTTTAAAAGTAATCCAATCATTCTTTTTAACCATGACTATAATAAGCCTATCGGTAGAGCAACAGGTTTAGAAGTCACAGATAAAGGTTTAGATATTACTGCAAAAATATCTAAAGCTGCAGGTGACATTACTCATTTAGTGAAAGACGGTGTCCTCGGAGCTTTTTCAGTAGGTTTCAGATGTAAAGATTCTGAATACATGACTGATACCGATGGATATAAAATTAAAGATGCGGAACTTTTTGAAGTTTCTGTAGTATCTGTGCCTTGCAACCAAGGAGCAACTTTTGGACTAGCAAAGTCATTTGATAGTATGGATGCATACAGAAAGTACCAGAAAGAAATTTTACAGGCTAACTCGATTGAATCAGCAGACGCTGTTAAGATTGAGCAGCCAAGCGAGGAGAAAAAAGCTCCTCAAACAATGGAGACTGATATGTCAGAAGAAAAGAAATCTCCTGAAGTCGCTTTTGACCTTGAGTCATTTGCAAAAGAAGTTGCAGAGAAAACAGCTGCTTCTATTGCTATGAAACAAGCTGAGCAAAAAGCCAAAGAAACTGCCGAGCTTGAAGAAAAACAAGCTGCTGAGGTAGAGGAAAAGGCTGCTCAAGAAGCTAAACAGGATGAACAAAAGACTATTATCGAGGCCGGATTATCAGGTGCTGAAAAGCTAATGAACGACCTTGAGACAAGAGTCAATGAAAAGAATGAAGACTTAAAAACAGTCGTTGACCAATTAGAAAAGCAATTAGCTGAAAAGTCAGAAGAAATCATGAGTATTCGTGAATCTAAAAGACATTTTGCTGATAGGCAAGGTCAAGGAGACTGGAAGAAAGACTTCGAAAACGATATCATTGATGCAAAATTTGCTGGTTTAGCTACTGGTAAAGGATGGGACAATGACATGGCTAAATCTGTAATGGAAAAAGTTAACGCACATAGTGGTGTTGGCGTTTCATCAGCAGACTTTGAGCAAATCGTTTCAACAAACATCGAAAGAGATATTCAGAACGAATTGGTATTAGCACCTCTATTTAGAGAAATCCCAATGACTTCTGCTAACATGATTATCCCTATCTTACCAGATAGCGGTTACGCTGAGTTCGCTTCAGCTCAGACTGCTGCTGGTTCATCACCACACGGTAACTTAGCCGAAAGAGGTGATACATATGGTTCACCATATGGTGGGGTTGATTTAACAGAAAGAACTCTTTCAACCAAAAAACTAATCTCACAATCATACTTAGGTAATGAGACAGAAGAAGATGCAATTTTACCAATTCTACCTTTAATTAGAGAGCAAATGGTAAGATCACACGCTAGAGCAATTGAAAATGCTATCTTAGCTGGTGACGATGCTGACGGTGCTTTTGGTACCTCAGGTGCATCTTTCGAAGGTTTACTACACCTAGCAAGAAACGACAGTGACTATACACAACCAAGTGGTACTTATGCTGCTACTGATGCTGTTACAGCTGCTGACTTACTTGCAATGAGAAAGAACATGGGTAAATATGGTGTTAACCCAGCAGACGTAGTTTATGTCGTATCACAAGATGTGTACTATAATCTACTAGAAGATGCTGAGTTCCAAGACGCTAACCTAGTTGGCGACATGGCTACCAAGCTAAGTGGTGAAATCGGACAAGTATTCGGATCAAGAGTACTATTATGTGACGAGTTCGCTTCTAAAGCTGCTGCTAAGTTTAACGCTATTGCAGTATACCCAAGAAACTATGTAATGCCAAGATTAAGAGGTGTTACAATTGAGTCAGACTACGAAGTAGCTAACCAAAGAAGAGTCCTTGTGGCTTCACAAAGACTTGGTTTCATCGATCTTATTGATGGCGCAACTTCAAAATGGGGTTCAATGTATAAAGCTTCTAGC